CATTGGCAGAATAGTGTTTTCTGCTGTGTCAATAATTCCGTCTAAATAAGCATCGTTATACAAGGATGATGACACACCAAGCACAGATCTCAACTCGGTTGCTGTAATTATACTTGGCATGTCATCTCCTTACTCCCATTAATGGATGCCTGAGATCGGGAGCAACCCCAGGCACTCAGTTAAATTAAGCTACTGATAACTTACGGAATGCTGCTGGGTAACGATTTACTGCACAGACATAACCGTAAAGACCGATTTCAACGCGGCCGTTAGCAACGATATTTGCACGAATATCAAATGTTCCTGACTCGTGGAATCGCATAGCTGCTGAAGGGTAAACCAATGCGTGCTTAACATTTGCATTGTCACCTGTGTAGTTAGGATCTACAACTAAATCTAATCCAGCAACTGTACCATTTGTACTGCCCTGAGAAATTAGACCGGCAGCATTTTGTGGAGCTGCTGCTGCGAATAGTGGACGACCATCTGCAACTGCGCCAAGTAATCCAGCGAAGTCGATGCCATCCTCGCCACCTGATGGAGCAACCATCAAACGGTTTGGTGTGAAGCGCATAACGCCATAAGCATCTGCAATTCCATCAGCGATTGCTGCATAAATTGTTGATCCTGATGATCCGGCTGCTGCCTCTGATGCGATCTTAGCTGCATAAGCATCTGTCTTTTGTGCGTATGATGCAGCAAGTTCACGAATTAATAGATCCAAGAATGATGGGTCTGAACGATCAAGAAGTTCAACATTCACAACATTTGCACCAGCAAATTTTACGATTGTGTCTTCTTGGAATGTTACTGCTGTATCTTGTGATGCAAACTCTACACCCTCAGCAGTTTGTCCTACGATTGCCTGATTTCCAAGCACAGGTGTGAACACCTTAAGACCACTTGGTGGAAGTGGAGCGCGCTCGATTGAATCAATGAATGGTCGAGATGAATCGATAACTCCGATTACATCGCGTAGGTAGTTAGGTGGAACCATTCCTGTGTTCTCGCCTGTTGTTGCAATTTGTAATGCTGCAATTAAATCGCGTGCATCTGTATCGCCTTGAATAGCGCGAATTTGTGCTGCTGCATATTGTCCTGCTGTAACATTCTCATTAACGCGTGGCTTTGTGTATGCCACATATTGAGCAGTTACAACTGGAGCCTGTGTCGCTTCTACCGCTTCGGTTGCGATAGGAGCCTCAGAAGTAATTTCTGACACTTTGTTCTCCTTTGTTGTGGTTTCCTCAGCGGTTGCTTCGGAATTCTCTGGTGTTTCACTAGCTGCAACCTCAGCGACTCTTGCGCTGTCAATTGCTGGATCTGTAACGAGTGAAACTTCTTGAAGTGTGCTTGATTTAATTCTTAGCACGCCTTCCTCATTTTTCCATTCATTAATTTTGACTCCGACAGAAAATCCATCACGAAGCCCAGTAGCAGCTTCCTCTAATGCGTCATCCGCAGAAAAAGTTTTTGCCAGACGGAAGGTTGCTTCTAGCCCTGTATCTGTTGCAGTTATATCAACAAGTTTTCCAAGTGGTTTAGTTTTTTCGTGCTCAAGTAATAATTTAACAGGCTTTGAAAAATCAATTGAATCTTTTTCAAATACAGTTAATCCTGCACTTGTTGATCCTTGCTCATCCCATGTAACGATCTTTCCTGAGATTGTGCGCTTGTTAGTGTCAGCAGCTGTTATCTCTATTGGGAAACTAATTTTCATCGTATTAGATCTTCTTCCTCTTGGATTTGCTCAACGCTCATCGCGCCAATGCGGTTTAGGATTTCATAGACTTGCGCTCGCTCTAATGCTGAGCCACGCAAGAAATCATCAATATCAAATCGAGTTTCAATTCCATTAGGGCAGAAATCGGCTTGAGATAGTCTTTGTTCGATTGCAGTAAGGATTGGTCGTAATGAAAAATCAATAAGTGCTTTTCTTTCGGCTGTCATGTTTGAATAAGTCATGCTGGTAGTTTCAGCAGATACGAATGATGCAGGAATACCAGATGCTCTTGCAATTTCTAAAGCAAGGTATTGGCGAGCTTCATTTAACTGTAATTTAGCCGGATCAAATCCTAAAGCCTGTAATTCAACATCGGCATTTAAGAATGCAGTTGATCTTGTTGATCTTGATATTTTCCAAGACTCTAACAACTTTGTAATTCGCTCTGGAGTTAAATTTGTGCCATTTGACTTTAACACCATTTGTGGCATAGGCTCTTTTGCATACATTTCAGCAGCTTGCTCTAATGATGCAGCAGCTTTGATTGTGCGACCTGCTCGATTAAGTATTCCTTCATCTAATCCGTTAAATACAATTAGCGAACCTAATCCGTATGGTGGCACTCTCTTACCATCAACTGTGTAATACTCAATTTCTGTTGAGTTACCATTTAATGAAGCAAATACTCGACCAGGAGCAATTCTTGTCCATGCTCTAATTCTTGAAGCATCTGTGGCTGCGTAAGCATCCATTACCATTCCATACGCAACTCCATATAGTAAAAGATCCTCAGCGATCCATGAATAAATTGCTGATCCTGCAACTCTTGGATCTGGTTGCATAATTACGCGATTTGGTCTTATGTGTTCATTTGTAAAATGATTATATTGTTCAATTGGTAAAGATCCGACTGTTGAACAAATTATATTTCTTGCACGCGCTCCGGCAGGTATCGCCATGTATTGTTCACGCGTTGCAGTTGTAGTTCCAAATAAAATTCCGCCAACTAATTGTTGTGCGTTGTATGGTGAAAGTGCAGCAGCTACATCAACTGGATTTTCTTGTTGTGTTGCGCGAAATCTATCAAATAATCCCATTAGCATATAATATACCATAAAGTCAACAAATTACGCTATTTGAATATCAACCTCAGTTTCTATCTGTGTTGCAAAATAGGTTGCTAAAGCAGATGCCACAGCTGCACAAACTGCGACTCTACTTGCTCTCCTACCGATGATCCATGACCCATCCCCATAGGGCAGTTTCGCAGCGGATAGTGTTTGCTGAGTCAATTCCTCTTGACCCCCATGCTGTAATCGATGGGAATTGATTGCGCCTAACCATCGATCGCATGATTCAGCATATATCGCCCCATCCATGTCTGTAATGGGAATTCCAGCAGGAACTAACCGACTTGCGACGGCTTGTGCAGTTCTTTTGGAATAAGCGACAGTCTGAACATTATATTTTCTTACATACGGAGCAATATCGTTTGCAACCGCTAAATCATTTATTGAATAATCATTTGACCATGTATGCAGTAAAACTAAATTAAATCTTTCACCCGATAACTTTTGAGTTGCGACTAAAGCTCCAAATTTACGATCCGGACTAAGATCTAATCCAAACCAAGTAGGCTTTTCAGGATCTAGCGGAATTGGATCAACTTTACACATTTCCCACTTTTGGGCATCAATAGCAGAATTGATTGTATCTACCCATTGGCATAAAACCTCAGTTCGCACAATATCAGGCGGATCATTAATAACTGCTTTTATGTTATCCGGATGAATTGTTATGCCTAACGAAGGATTGGCTTGAGCAAATGCTGGCCAGTTGATTTCACCCGACGGAAGGGTAATCGGTGCATCAGGCTCGGCACTCCACTCAAACCAACCGATCGTATCGGAAGGGTTCACGCTGGCTGCGATAGCGCGTTCCCGAAGTTTGTTTAGGATTATTGAATGTTGATCTCCAGCGTTTGAATAAATCCATACCTGCGGATTTTTTGAAGCCATCATTGTATATCGCATAGATGACCAAGCATCTTCATCTTTGTATTCTCTCAATTCATCAAGATGAATGCTAGAAGGCGCTGAAATTCCTCTACTTGCATTGTTAGCTGCTTTTACCACAAAGCGCCGACCGCCTTTTAATTCCATTTCCTCAGCTCCATGTTGCCATCTAATCTTTTTTACTTCACTTGCCAATTTATCGTTTGACTCAATAATCGAAACCATTTGTCTAAAGGTTTCTAAAGATGTAGTTAATCTATGAGCTGATGACAGCTGCAAGTTTTCGCCCCATACAAACATGCCAGTTAAAACCCTGAGCATCATAAAGGTAGACTTTCCAGATTGCCTCGCAATTACGAGCCCACACTCTGAGTGATGGTATCGCCCGTCTGGCTTGACTTTATGACCATGAATAGCCACGAATTCCTGCCAAGGCATCAACGGCATACCGATTTCCTTAGCAAACTCAACCATTTCATGACCTTTAGACGGCAAATCATTCAATTGTGAGTGAATACGAGGAGTTTGCACACCTCCTAATTCTGATTGAGCCTGATCTAATAAGATCTCTCCCGTAATAAGATTAATCAAAGCGATCCGGTCTGATCGTGGGCGATCGAGGTGTTTTGTGGGTTAGAAACCAACAT